CAACGATAGGCGAGCGCGAGGGACACGGCAAGGTCGTCGTGCAGCCCGGAAGGGGCCTCGGGCGTAACCTTGCGCACCTCCAGCCCGCGCATCTCCTGCAAGGTCGACTGGTCGAGCCTGAAGATGATGCCCGCCTTCACATGCTCCCGAAGGCACTCGAAGGCGTCGAGCTTGCTTCGGATGGTCGTGATCCACGGCTTGCCGCGGGCGTTCTTCCACAGCCGCTTGTACTTCAGCCGGCGAAGCTCGTTGAGAACGACGTAGCCATGGTTGTTCGCCTCGCACAGCACGAGCGCGTTGTTGTACCGGCGAGCGAGAATGGCGACCTTGGCTGCCCAGTCCACGGGTGACATCTGGTTGGACCGCTCCAAGTACACCGGCTGCATGTTCGTCAGCGACACGATCGACAGCGCCGAGTAGTCCTGACCTACGCCGGCCGCGACGTCGACCCCCATGACGTACCCGCAATCCTCCTGGGGCTCCTCGAACTCTCGCGCAGGCGTGTCGAACCACACCATATCGATCTGGTCGAGGTCGCGCGGGTTGAAGTACGTCGACTCCCGCGTCAGGAACGCGTCGTCCAAGCAGCCCGGGTACTCGCGCTTAAACTTGTGCGTGCCGAGCGAGGCGACCTGCTGACGGCGCCACCACAACTGCGCGTCGTCCAGACCGTACCGCTCCGACAACTCCTCCTCTTCGAGGTTGCGCTCGAAGTCCTCGGGGATGCGCTCGTCCCGGTACGGCTCGTGCTGCCACCACCAGTACGTGAACACGGTCCAGCCGTTGTCCGGAGCACCCTCGATGAGGCGGTGGAAGTCGTCGCCCGGTGCGTTGACCGTGGACTCGATGATGAGCGGCCCGTTGCCCACTGTCGACATCGACTGCGCAAGCACCTCGCCCGCGTCCGTGTAGAACGCGAACTCCGACAAGTGCGCCCCGCTGAACTCGAACGAGCGCGTGCCGCCCCGACCGCCCGTTGTGAAGCTGGAGAAGCCGGCCAGGGTGTCTTCGAAGATCGTGTCCTCCGCACTGTCGACCGCGAGCTGGCGGTGCAGCGCCGAAGGCAGCTCGTGCAACCACCGACGATCCATCCGGCGAAGGTTTCGGGCAGACCGCTCGTGGAAGCTCAACACCGCATACGTCAGCGGGTTGGGGCTCGTGTACGCCCGGTGGAACTGCCAGGCACGCACTGCCGTCGAGATGCCGACCTGCCGAGCCTTGATGACGATGACCCGGTTCGTCTCGTCCATCAGCTCCCACAACCGGCGCTGCGCAGCATTCGGCTCGAAGGGCACGAACTTCTGGAGCTGCTTGTGCTTGATGCGGAGCATCTGACAGAAGTGCTCGCGGTCTGCCAGCATCTTCGACACATCGGCCCGCATGTGCGCAGGCACACTGTCGGGTACAAATGGGTCGGTCACAGTGCCTCCTGCAAACAAGAGTCGCACGTACCGCAGGGCTTGCCGTCGATCGGCGTGTAGCAACTCCACACGTCGCTGGCGACAATGCCGTATTGACGGGCAAGGTCGACGATCTGCGCACGACTGAGTGACTGCAGCGGTGCCACAACCTGGACCCCGTAGGCGGAACTTGTCACTTCAGACAATCTCGCGATGAACTCCGGTCGGCAATCGGGGTAGGCGGCGTGGTCTGCGCCCGATGCGCCGATCACTACCTCGTCGGCACCGAGCGTTGCGGCAAGCGACGTGGCAGCCGCGAGCATCGAGAGGTTCCGACCGGGCACGATTCTCGGTCCAGCCTCGCCAGCTGGCGCATCCATCGCACCGAGCGCAATCGGCAACCGCGCTTCGTGCAACGGTACGTTGTACCGAGCAGCTGCAGTTGCAGCGGCTTGTCGCTCCTGTTGCCGAGCAGGCTGCCCGTAGTCGATGAACAGACAGGCAACCGCCGCCGAGCGTTCTGCATCCACTGCAAGACACACGAGAGAGTCTAAGCCACCCGAAAGTAGAATCACGCTGCCCACGGGTGCTCCCACTGAAACAAGCTGTACCGACGCCGAGCCGCGTCGAGAATCGGAATGGTCTTGGCAAACCGTGTGCCCGATGTGCCGTCGACTGAGTGCGCCCCGAACGCCGAAGTCATGGCGATGCGGCGGATTGTATTGACGCGCCCGACGTGCAGCCATGCGCACTTTTCACGCGCAAGCCGCCCCCAATCGGGCAACGTGCGGAGCTTCCACTCCGTATCGCCCCCGACGAAAATGCCGACGCGACCTCCGATGTACGGTGCAACCTGCGCCACTGTCATGCCGTTCTGGACCGGCAACAGCACCCGTCCCGGCAACCGTGGCAGCCATGCGATCGATCGAGCAAGCGACTTGTCGCCCTCACCTACGATGTCGGGCAGCACAATCCAGTCAGCCTCGTCACCGACGTTTTCAACACAGCGCAGGAACCGCTGCTCGTCGAACGGAACCCCACGCTGAAAGCAGCCCCATGCCCCGTTGTCGAGGGCGTAGGGAACTGGTGTGCCGTCAGGCCAGTTGGGTATGCAGTTTCCGTTGCGAGCAAGTGTGTCGGGCGTCAGCAGTATTCGCCAGCCCGCTGATTGCATCGCATTGAGGTTTTGCTTGGTGCCGGTGTGTGTCGCATACACCTGCATGGCAGCGCCTACTTCTGTACGAGCTGCAACACGTTCGCAAGGTCATCGAGCTTCTGCTCGTCCACCTTGTCCTCGTCCAGACTGCCCGCTTTGCGTGCGAGGTCGAGCACCTTCCACGCTGTGGCAGTGATGGCCTGGTTGACCTTCATCGTCCCCCGGAGGGTGCGCTCGATGCAGGCGATGGCGTCGGGGGCGAGCTTGAGAAGTGCGGTGTCGATCTCTTGGGGTGACATGTGGCCTCCGACTTATTTGTAACACACGCGCACTTGGATTGGGCTCCCAAGGGGTGGTAGCGAGGGTCCCGGCGTCCGGGGGGTCCCCCCCGCGCACGCGCACGCGCACCCGCGCACGCGCACGCACGCACGCACGCACGCGCACGCACGCACACACGCACACGCACGCGTAGGCGCGTGATTGACGTCCCAGCGCCCCTTCTCGACACGGGTGCAGGGTCTACAACCTACCCTGCACCCTGAGAACGCCCTATCCATGGGGACTACAGACAATCGGGTGCAGGGTGCAGGGTACATTGTATTTAAGCGGAGTAATCACTACTCAGAATGAATGGCATTCATTCCGAGAGGTGAAGGGGTCGAAAAGTCCAAAGCACCCTGCACCCTGCACCCGCTGCCTGGTGGGTGGCCTGGTCCGCGATTGACGAAAAGCACGATCAGCACGGGCGAGCAGGACACCCCTTCAAACTTTCTTCAAGAAATCCTTTCCCCCACCCGCCGGTACATGCTACACCAGTGGTGCCAGCCGGACCAACCGACCCAACGGCACCTAACGACCCAAGCAACCCAAGGACACACAACATGAACTGCCTCGCACTTTCCCACGCTACCGACTGCGCCTCAGCTGCCGTCGATTCCTACATTGAACTTCTCGAAGCATGGCACGGAGGCGAGCCTTTCTCCTGGGTCGACAGCTACAGCGACCGCCCCCGTCGTCGTGAGTTCATGCTGTGGCATCATGTCGAGAATGAGTGCCGATGGTGGGGAGTTGACAGTGTCAGGGACACATACATCATCGCCCGCGAAATGTTCCTCCGCCTTACCTGAGTGACTGACGAGACCGGAAGGTCGAAACGTCCCCCAGCTGGGACGTCTCACTCTCACCCAAGGACACACACCATGCACGCCACTTTCCCGACTATCCTCGCAGCCTGCGAGCACATCCTGTCCACTCTCCCGCAGACTTCTCACGGCGCAGCTGAATACGTCCTTTCTCAACTGGGTGTCGCATCCTTCGAGACTGTCGACATTGTTGCCCACTGCCTCGACAGCGAGTTTGCAGACCGCGCCTTCTGGGCTGGCGAGTTCTCTTTCGCTTGTGCCGAGGTGTCAGCATGACCTTCGATGACTTCTTTGCTCTTGCTTTCTGTCGCTCCACGTTGCGCCGTGGATTCGGTCAAGGCTGCGCAACCAAACGGGCGGAAGTCTTCCGCGCTGCTCTCGATTCCTTCGCGGAGTGGAACCACCGCGTTTCCCCCAACGTCGTCCGAATCGTGGAGCATGCCTTGCGCTCGCACTTGGACCCCACTGAGTGACTGACGAGTCCGGAAGGACGAAACGCCCGCGGGCGTCTCACTCTCACAAGAGGACACACACATGAACGCACCTTCAAACCCTCGCCGCGAATACTGGCAAGCCGTCGCATCCATTGCACGGGACGCTATCGATACAGCCCGCGAGTACGGGTCGGATCTCTCCGACGTTATCTGGGAGTCCGTCGACTGCTCGCAGTGGGTCATCTACTACAGCCGTGCGGCCGACGTGTGCCGCTTTTCCTCCAACGATGATGCCATCTTCGTGGAGATGGGAGCGGATGCCCTCTCGGGCTGTGAGTCCATCGGCGAGGTTCACACACGAAGCGCTTTCTTCGCCCTTCGTCAGGACGTGTGGGACTACATCGATCGGGAAGGTCTTTCCGTGGAAGGGGGCGAGGAATGACCGCCGCCGATCCCATCACCACATTGACTCACACTGACACCCACGTTCAGTACCGCGTGTGTGAGTCCTGCGGGCCCGCCATCTCTAACGATGACTGGTCACACCTCGACTTTCACTTCACCCCAGAAGAGGCCGACCAGGAGCTCGCCCGCCTTCACGCGTGGCTTGAGCTGGTGGGCTGGCTATCGTTCGTCGGACGCTACGACGGCGGGGGCTACTGGGACTGCGAGTGCTGCGACGAAACGACGATAGGCGCTGGCTGGGTCTTTGAGGGCGACCGTGGAGACACGCTCGACCGGGGCTGTACCACGTGGCTCAACCGTCGTCATCTCGGGTAGCTGACGAGTCCGGAAGGACGAAACGTCCCTACACGGGGCGTCCTACCCTAACCCAAGGACACACACGCATGATTCACGAACATCCCATTTTGACCGGTCCCGCCCTTTGCGAAGAGGTGACTGAGTCCGCCCACTGGCGCTACCGCTTGACCGAAGACGAACTGTCCGCTCTTGAGTGGATCGGCGGCCGCTACGAGGTGGTCTCTGTCCTCCTCTCCTCGATTGAAGATGGCGTTATCGACTTTGGCTGGGGTGGATGTCAGCATGAGGTTGCGCAAGCGCTCAAGGATGAGGGGATCGATCAGGTTCCTTGCCTCTCCGAGTCCACCTCCCTGGCTTATCTCGTGTGGATTGTTGGGGGTGTCGCGTGAATCGACACGAACGAGACTTCATCGAGTCCGCTTGCGGTGCCATCGTGCTCGGCGCTCTCCTCCTCTTCCTGATGTCGCTCCCGTGCTGAACAGCCACACCCGTGCGACCCGTCGCCTGACCCAGCTGGTTGGGCGGCGGGCCTTCGCCGGCTACCGCTTCGCCGGTCCAGTCGTGGCTGGCTGGCTCCCTGTCCGCCTCTCGGGCCGGCCGGCTACCTCCGTGCGCTGGCTTGCCATGTCCGGCCGGGCTCGCTTCCGCTGGACTCCTCCTCGCGCGTGGTCGACCGCGTGTGAGACCCTGACACCGTCTGAACTTGAACAACTCACTCAAGAGTTCTGGAGTACACACCATGTCCACATCTGACGTCCGCCCTCGCATCCCTGCCTCGCTCGCTCAGCTGCTGCGAACCGCTGCGGCCCTTCACCAGTGCCCCACTATCGGCGCCTACTTGGACACGGTTGTGCGCCCCATGGTACGAGCTGACATCGCCCGGCTACTGTCGACCGACCCGACCCTGGACCTGGCCGCCCCGCCCGAGCCCGACGTGGTCGTGCCCGTCGCGGCTGTGGCTGTGGCCCCGAGCGCGGCTGTGGCTGTGGTTCCGACCGCGGCTGTGGAATGGAGCAACCAGTGAGCGGACTGCGTCAAGGCGGACTGCGTCAAGGCGGACTGCGTCACATCGCCAGCCTGAGCGGAGGCAAGGACAGCGTGGCCATGTGCCTGCACCTGCGTGAGCTTGGCATCGAGCACGAGCGTGTCTTCTTCGACACGGGCTGGGAGCACCCTGACCTGTACGCACACCTCGACTACCTCGAAGGTGAGCTTGGCCCCATCAAGCGGCTGGCAGGAGAGATGCCCGACCTGCCCGACGAGGTCATGCCTGAGGTGCTGGAGATTGAACGGCTCGCGGGTGTGTCCCCCTCCGGGTTCGTCCGATGGGCGGTTCACAAGGCCTTCTTTCCCAGCCGCAAGTTCCGCTGGTGTACGCAGCAGCTCAAGATCAAACCGTTCCTCGCCTACATCGACTCTCTCGATGAGGACGTGGTCGACGTGGTCGGCATTCGTGCGGAGGAAAGCGAGAAGCGCGCGCGTATGCCTGAGCGTGAGGACATGCCAGGAGCGGAGCACATCGAGGTGTGGCGTCCGCTCCTCAAGTGGACCGAAGACGATGTCATCGCCATCCACAAGCGGCACGGGGTGCGTCCCTGCCCGCTGTACTTGCGAGGCTCGACGCGCGTGGGCTGCTGGCCGTGCATCCAGGGGAACAAGCGGGAGTTGGGGAACCTGGCCCGTGACAGTCGCAGGGTGGAGGCTATCCGCAAGCTCGAAACCCTGGTGCAGCGCCGGGCTCGGCAGCGGGACGAGGCGCGAGGGATGGAGAAGAATGCCAACCCGCCCACCATGTTCCAGCAGTCGTTGCGCCGACCTGATGGCACGCGACCCTGCGTCCCTATCGACGACGTGCTGGCCTGGGCGAGCACAAAGCGAGGCGGTCGTCAGATGTCGTTCAACGTGTCATGGGGCCAAGAGTCTGGCTGTGTCCGTTGGGGCATGTGCGAAGGGGTGAAGCGATGAAACAAGACAGCCGAGTCGCGCGGGTGTGGCCGACCGCCCCGCCTGACCTGACCTACGTGCAGCAGACCCTGACGGGCGGCACCTACATCTCGACCGGGCTGTTCCGCCCCAACCAAGTAGACGCGCGCGGTCGTGGCCGCACGTTCGAGAATGTGCGCAGGGTCACGTCGCTCTTCTTCGACATCGACCTGCTCGGGCTGTACGATGCCGCGCGTGTGGCTCGTGGCACCGTGCTTGAGACCAAGGTGGCTGACCGCAAGGCCAAGCTGTACGCCGAGAAGCCCGCGGTTGTGGCTGCCTTCCGCCGGCTGCTGCGCAACGAGTTCCTGGGCATCATCGAGGATGTCGTGGGTCAACCCCCAACCCTAGTCATCGACTCGGGCTGGGGATACCACGTCCACTACGCCATCGCCCACGAGATGCAGCAGGAGAAGGTCGCCCTGCGTGGTATCGCTGCTGCCATCATCGACGAGGCCAACCGTCGGGCTGCTGACCGTGCCCGCACCATGACGCCGCCCCTGCTGTATGACTGCGCCTTCGACCCGACCCACGACGTAGGCTCCCGGCTCGCCCGGATGCCGGGGACCGTGAACACCAAGTGCCCCGAGCAGCACCGCAACGTCGAGGTTGTGGCTTCCGGTCCAACAGCCCTCGACCAAGAGGCGTTGCTGTACCTGCAGCGGGAGTACGTGCGGCAAGCACAGCTCCCCAACAACGCGACGCCTACGGGTGTCGATGTGCCCTCGCCCGCGCGGCCGAAGAAGGCAAGGTCGATCGATGCAGACTTCCGCTCGATGTCCCTGCCCGACGGTCGCAGCTGGCAGCAGATTGCATTGAACCTGACCCCCGGCGACCGACTGAAGGTTGTGTGTCCGTTCGGAGGCTCGACCGTGGGGTCAGGATTCTTTGCCTGCGAACCTGATGGAAGGGTGCGCTACTACAGCGGCCCGACCGACACGACGTACTGGAACACGTACACAGCCCCGGCTCGTCTCGGACGGGCTGACCTCGTGCGAGGACCCGACAAGCGGGGAGTGCCCGGGCCCATCCTCAAGACCATCACCAACCTGCTGCGCATGTTCCGGGAGGATGAGCACTTCAACCTGTGGTACGACAGCTTCTCCGAGCGGGAGATGGACGGCGACCGCCCCCTCGAAGACACGGACTGGATTCGGGTCTTGTCCCACATGGAGTTGGTCTACCAGTGGCAGTGGAGGCCCGGCAAGGACCAGGTCTTCAGCATCATGGAGTACGTCTGCAAGGAGAACCAGCGCAACCCGGTGCGAGACTACATGGACGGGCTGGTGTGGGACGGCGTGCCTCGCATGGACCGCTGGCTGACCGAGGTGTGCCACGTCGAGGACAACGAGCTGCACCGCAGCTACTCGCGGAAGTGGCTCATCGGTGTGATGGCTCGGCTGTACCTGCCGGGCTCCAAGAACGACACGTCCCTCCAACTCGTCGGGCCGCAGGGGTTTGGCAAGTCCACCGTCTTCCGTGCGTGGGTCGACATCGAAGGACTGCCCGGTCTGTTCACCGACAGCCGCATCAACCTCAAGGACAAAGACTCCTATATGACGCTATATTCCTGCCTTATCTATGAGGACCAGGAAGCTGCCAGCCTTAGCGGCAACCACTATCAAGCGCACAAGGCGTTCATGTCCAGCCAGGAGGACCGGTTCCGCAAGCCCTTCGGGCGCAAGGTCGAGACCTTCAAGCGGCACACCGTCATCGTCTCTACATCCAACGAGGTGTCCACCCTGCGCGACCCCTCGGGCGACAGGCGCTGGTGGTGCGTGAGGGTTCCCGACCGCAAGCACGCCAACCTCGACTGGCTGCGGCAGTGGCGTGACCAACTGTGGGGTGAGGCGGTCGTCGCCTTCAAGGCAGGCGAGACGTGGTGGCTGGACCGCAACCAGGATGCTCAGCGCGCCGTCGCCAATGCAGACTTCAGATACCAGGACTGGTACACGCAGTGCGCTCACGTCGTCGCTCAAGCCAACGGGGGCGGTCGCAAGAACGGCTTCACCGTCGGCCAGTTTGCCAAGGCGATCGATGAGCGCATCGACATGTACCGAGCCGGACGAAAGCTGTCCGCTGCCCTCCAGAGCGCAGGCTTCCAACGGCTTAGGTCACACGGGGTGACGACCTACTTCATCGAAGGCGAGCATCGCCACAACGACAACGGGCTGCTGTCCATCCAAGGACTCACCCGCACCTCGGCCACCATCCAGGCGGTCGTGGGCCACTGGTCCGATGACATCGGACGCTGACAACAACAAGAGGACACATCATGTTTGAACAATCCGACAACGTGAACGAGCTGTACAAAGCGCTTGCCGCTGCCCAGTCCGTACTCGGCCGGGCCGACAAGGACGGCAAGAACCCCCACTACCGCTCCCGATACGCCACCCTCACCTCGGTCATCGAGGCAGTGCGCCCGGTCTTCGCCGAACACGGGCTGTCCATCCAGCAGCACCCGCACTTCGCCGACGGCATGGTCAGCCTCACCACCGTCATCGGCCACACCTCGGGGCAGTGGACCCGCTCGGTCGCCTCGGTCCCCATCGGGAAGAAGGCGGACAGCCACGCCTTCGGTTCGTGCGTCAGCTACCTGCGACGCTACAGCTTGGCCTCGGTTGCCTGCCTCGTGCAGGACGACGACGACGGCAACCAAGTCGCACACATTCAGCAGCGTCGACAGCCCGCTGCCCCTGCCCAGCCGGCCGCCAAGCCGCTCGACTACGACGAGCTTGCCCGTCAGATTACAAGCCACGACGTCACCTACGAGGAGCTGTTCGCGTGGTGCGACGCCCACGGTCGGGGCGACCCCGCCCGCTACAACCGTGGACGGCAGCAGCAGCTGCTCGCATGGCTGAGCAAGGGCGGTGCGAACACCGTCCAGCAGTGGGCCATCGACAACGCACTGGCTGGGGGTGAGGGATGAGCCGGGACGACAAGCTCCTCCGACTGTCGGGTCTGTCGGCTTTCGAACTGAAGCTCGCCCGCCTGCTGTGGCCGGGCCTCGACCAGACGATGACCGTCGAGAAGGAGGCCGACTACTACCGTCGCTCGTGGGCTCAGATGCCCGAGATGTCACGGGTCGCACAGCTACAACGCGAACGAGAGGTGTCCAATGATCGTCGCGATTGACCCAGGACCCTACACCTCGGGGCTGGTGGTGTACGACGAGGGCAACGTCCTGCGCGCCGAGAAGGCTGCGACCCTGGACGAGGTGCGCAAGTGCATCCAGAACAGACTCATCGGGCTGACCGTCGTGTGCGAACGAACGCAGGCTGGCCCCCCCTCGACGCAGGTAGTGCTGACGACCGAGGTAGTCGGCCGCATACAGGAGATGTGCCACCGCTACGGCGTGGACCTCCACCTGTACTACCGGCGCCAGGTTCTCCAAGCGCTCAACTGCGCCCGCAAGGGCAACAAGGACAGCCTCGTCCGCATGGCCTGCATCGAGATGCACGGCGGCGACAAGGCCACAGCCATCGGCAAGAAGTACAACCCGGGCCCACTGTACGGGGTCTCATCTCACGCGTGGCAGGCACTTGGGCTGGCCTGTGCGCACATCATCTACACAGCCCAGGAGTAGGACACATGGACACAACAACGATGACAGAAGCCGAGTACCGGCTGCTCCCCGCCATCAACTACAGCAACCTCAAGCACATGCGATCCAGCCCGCTGCACTTCCGGCACAAGGTCGAGGTGGGCGACGAGCCGGGACTGAGCGAGAAGCTGGCAGTGTACCGGGCCATCCACACCCTGGTGCTTGAACCCTTCATGTTCGAGGAGGAGTACGCCGTCTGCCCAATGCGCCGGGACAAGCGCACGAAGAAGTTCCGAGACTGGCTGGCCGCGAACGAGGGCAAGTCAATCCTGTCCGAGGCCGAGCACGAGCAAGCGCTTGCCGTTGCGGAAGCCGTCAACGACCACACGTGGGTGCAGTGGATCTTGGGCTTGGACGGCACCTCGACCGAGCAGGTGCTGGTGTGGGACGACAACAAGGCCGGCGCCTGCAAGGGCAAAGCGGACATCATCCACTACAGCCCCGAGCACGGGCTCATCATCGCGGACCTCAAGACCACACGGTCGACCGACACTCACCACATCCGCACCACAGCAGGACGCTCGGGCTGGCACCTCCAGTTCGCCCACTACCTGCAGGGTGCCGCCCGACACTTAGGCATCAA